AGGTGAAGTAGCAATGGTTATACCAGAATCAATTGAATTTAAACTAGGTGACAAAGTAAATAACGCTGTGCAATCGTTAGCGTATCTATACCAAGAATTATTAGATGCGGGAGTTAAAAAAGAAGATGCACGGTTCATTCTTCCACAAGGTACAACAACAGAGCTTTTAGTAGTTGGTAACTTCCAAGCGTGGTATGACTTCATTAAACTACGTAGCGGTAAAGAAGTGCAGTGGGAAATACGCGCAGTGGCTCATGAGATTAACCATCAACTACATAAGATTGCGCCAAACATATTTGTGGAGCTTGAGCATGAATAGGTTATGCGAGGTATGTAACTTAATCAAAGAAGGGTCAGCGTTTAAAACAGAAAGTACGATATGCAAGAAGTGTGCAGTAGTAGCGGGCGTACAAGACAGCTTACAAAGACGCAAACGCAGGGACGTTAGTTCACTAGATAATAAGATGTGTAGAAAGTTTTTACAACAACATTTAATAAAGCCAACAGGCTGGGAGCTAACACTATGAACGACAAACCTAAAACAATTTACGATGCATACACACAGGGGCAATTATACATGGGCGACTCAGTACACGAAGCTAAAAAAGAAGACATGGTTAACGAGCCTTCGCATTACAAAAATGGTAAAATAGAATGTATTGTTGCGATGGAAGCAATGCTTTCGCCAGAGGAGTTCATTGGGTATCTACGAGGGAATGCTTTTAAATATATGTGGCGATTTCGCAACAAAGGTAAAGCACATGAAGACCTGCAAAAAGCGCAATGGTACTTATCACGATTAGTATTTATACATAACGAAAAATGATTACATGGTCTGACTTGGTTCTACCACCAATTAACTTATGGTTGCTGCCAAGTCAGCCTAACTTAACGAGAAATAAAAAGATGGCAACAGAAGAAGGAAATACAGACCTTGCAGCGCAACATGAAGAGATGATGCGAGAGAAGTCCATAGCAAACATTAGAAGAGAAGCTGCAAAGATAGACACCAGCAATCCTACAGGACTTTGTTGGAACTGTAGTGAGCATATAGGGCATTATAAAAGATGGTGCGATGCTGATTGCAGGGACACTTATGAAAAACGATAATGAGATTAAACCTCATATTAAAAAAATAGGTGATTTTTGGGTGTGCTATAGTCTATGGGATACAGTTCCTTGTACAGCTAAAAACCCAGAGAAAGCTTACTATAGGTGGTTAGTTAAAAACCAATTACATTTAGAGAAGGATAAACAAAATGCCGTATAAGAATCCAAAAGATAGAGACTACAAACATGAGCATGAGCTTGAAATGCAAAAACCAAAAGCAAGAGAGCTTCGAGCAGATCGTCAACGCGCAAGACGTGAGATGGACAAAGAAGGTGTTGCTCGAAAAGGTAAAGATATAGATCATAAAAAGCCTCTTAGCAAAGGTGGTTCAAATGATAAAACTAATTTACGTTTAATTGATCCTGAGACTAATCGTGCATTCTCTCAACCTAAAGGTAAAACTGTTAAAAACAAAGCACCAGGTAGTCGAAAAGTGAGTAAATAATATGGCTAACAAATTATTTATAAGTGAAGGTAAGTTTTATGTTGTTGCAGCGTCACAGAAAATAGTCAAACTTCCAAATGATAATCACCTAGAGGTTGTCATTGTTGATGCTGCACCAGAGTTCACAGTGAAGAATGGTAGACACACACATAACTTAGCTGTCGTTATGGCAAACAGACTTGATGGCGATGTGTTCTCATTTACGGTAGATGAAGAATCTATATTTGGAGAGTCAATTAAACACGATCAAAAGCTCAAAGAATACCTTGATAAATGCTACAGCCATTCTCTCCCTATATTTGGTATTGTAACTCGACTCAACATACTGTCAGATGGCGAATTCGCCTATGTTGCCTTCTCGGCTGTGCGACCATTAGATGAGATAGAACATCAAGCTGTGCTCAAGCAACGCAAGACGCAAGAATGCGCAGACGCAATAGGCACTAGTATCAACTCTATTCCTATAGGACTTGAACATTTAACGGATAGCGTAACTGAAGTTGACCGCACGTCTTCGTTTTTAAATGAAAGTATTTTTAACTTTGTCAAAGCTAACAAACATCTCATCATTATCTCAAATAAAAACAAACGTAATACCGTACTTGAGCAAACAGTAATCAACGAGGTACCTATTGCACGTTACGCTAAGGATACAGGTGTGTTTTATATTGCAATAGCACAGTTTGATGGGTGGTGCAGAGCTAATGATATTGACCCTGCTGATGTCATTGATGCCGCTAAGAAAGAAGTAGATTGCGTAGTGAGGTTAGTTAAGCTTGACATGACATCGCCTAATGGCGTAAAATGCCTTCAAATTGATTTTGACAAACTCTCTATTGATGAGTCAGCTTTGTTGGTTTGAATTGTATTTCATGTGTTACTCCTCTCTTAAAGACATTAACCCCACAGAACTAAACTGCCTGTGGGGTCTTTTTTTATCTACTGACCTGTCGCTTTTCTGTACATATCATTACCAATCTTAGCCTTTTGATTTGCCATCTGAGTGTACTTATCAATTAGCTCTTTACGTCTTGCAGGGGTGAAGCGAGTGTTAGGTGCAGTTTTCACAGCGTTAATCTGTTTATTCAAATCACCAATCTCTTTTTTGATACGATTCAAGTTAGTCGATACATTATAAAGTGCTTTGTTACTACCACTATTCAGTAGTTCATTATATGCTTCACGATCCCCTGCTTTTTTATACTTCTCAGCTTGAGCGTGAATTTCATCAGCACGGTTTACTTCATCATAAAAATCAGATTTATAAACGCTTTTATTTGGATTAGGTATCATATTTCCAAATAGTACAGGATTAGACCAAATATCAGTAGATGGTCTTTCTATAATTTCATCGTTTATTTCTGGAAGGATATTATCCATACCCCACATACTTACACCCACCAACTGACCACCAAGACCTTTTGCAATATACTCAATCTTAGCTGGTGATAATCCAATTTCAGCACCGCCATGTTTACTCAACCAATCAGCCGCTCTAAACACACGACTTTCACCTCTATTTGCAACAGGTTGTGATAACTCTGCTGGTGTTTCAATACCACGACCAGTATGGAAATTGTAATTAGTAATAACCTCAGCAGGGATTTTTACAAACGCTGGAATGGGTACAAGCGTTTCACCAATACCAGCTGGAAGCATACCTTTGCCAAGTGCCGTTGCTGATTTTAAAATTGCATCACCAGCTCGTGTCCCTGCGCTGTATTGCATCATCATTTCAGGTAACCATTTTATAAATGATAACTCTTTTGGCAAAGGAATATTAACAAAATCGTTATCACCAGTTCCTGTTGGGAATGGTAACGTGTCATAAGCGCCTTGCGCTTGATACTGAGCATTGTTTAAAAAATAAAGCGACAATGCACCAGCCATAAATCCAGCAGTGGCAACTTTACTTGCAACTTTTCGTCTGAATGCTTTTTGCTGTGCTTTAGGTACCCCTGCACCCATAACAGCTCTTCGCATTTGCTCAATACCAAACAATTGTGATGCTAAAAATGGCATCACATATTTAAGATTTTGCATAGCTTCAGAATTACCACGCATGGATGGCATAAACGATTCACGAGCTTTCATAATCGCGTATGTATCAGCTTGAGCATCAGTATAGTTAAAATCTTTCTTGGCTTTTTTAAACGCCATTTCGTAGATATTGACTTTGGTTGCAGCGTCAATGAGAACGTGGGTTTTATTTAATGCGTTAACTACTTTGGTTTTACCCTTAGCCAATGATCCTTTTTCAACTGCACCTTTACCAATGTTCTTAATGAATTCACCATGTTCACGCGGATCAACAGTATTATGAATTACACCAACAACACCAGCTGCTTTTAACTTTTCAGTGATTTCTTTTTTACGACCAGTCATAGGTGAAATCATATATTTCATTGCATCAACAGGTGTCACCCATCCTAAATCATTTGTCAATGATGCTTGTATTGGATTTCGAATAAGCTCAGATAACCAAAATTTAGGTGAATTTGTATT